GAAATTGTATCAATAGATGTTGAAGAACATGATACTTACTTGGTAAATGGGTATATAACTCATAACAAGGGTACAAATACTTGGAGTGATTTCACAGGTCCATCAGCACCAACTATTTCATATAACAATCCAGCTGGAGCTGCAGATTCAAACTTGAGTTGGACAACTCCAAGTGCAACAGGTACAACTGGTGTAACTGATTATGATTTAGATGTAGATGATAACTCAGATTTCTCATCACCTGATGGAACTCATAGTGGTACGTTTAGTGGAACATCTTTAAATGTATCTGGTCTTTCAACTGGTACTTGGTATGCTAGAGTAAGAGCAAGAGAAATGGGTGTATATGGAGCATTTTCAGATACCCTAACATTCTCTCATACATTTGAAAATTAATGAATAAAAAATTACGTTTTGTGAAAAACTATATATTTATATATATTGATAACAATAATTAATTAAATTTTACAAAAATGGCAGAAGCAATTAAGTTTACAGAAGAGGAAATCCAATCAATTAACGAATTACGTCAAGAAGTTGGGAGAACTTTTACTCAATTAGGACAACTTTCTATTCAAAGAAGTAGAACTATCCAACAAATTGAGGCTCAAGAAACTCAACTAATTCAACAACATCAATCTCTTGTAGAAAAAGAGAAAGAATTGTTTGAAGGATTGAATGGAAAATACGGAGATGGTAACTTTGACCCGGCAACAGGTGAATTTATTCCAACTCCAAAAGAAGAAACAACTGAAGTAGAAGGATAAAAAATAATCTTTCGATTTAGTTGGTTATACTTATATAAGAGTATATTATACAAAAAAATTAACAAGGAGTAATATAAAATGGCAGAAAAGATTGTATCACCTGGTGTATTTACGAGAGAAAATGACCTTTCTTTCTTATCACAAGGTATTGGAGAAATCGGAGCAGCAATAATTGGACCTTTCCATAAAGGACCTGCTTTCGTTCCAACCGTTGTGAGTACACAATCAGAATTCGAAGAAATATTCGGCACCCCTAATGGAGACTACTATTCAGGGTACACCGTACAAAATTATTTAAGAGAAGCTGGAGTAGCTACTATTGTTCGTGTAGGACATATGGGTGGTTATTCTCATGCAGCACCTCTGGGAATTAAATTAAGTGGTGTGGGTACTAAAGATGATAAAATCATCGGTGTACTACATGGTACTGATAACCTTGCAGATGCAGATGGAAACATCACAACTGAATTACTTGCTTCAACAGCAATAGATTCACAACCTTCAGCATCAGCATTCTCAATTTCAGGTTCTTTATTAGGAACTGAAATTTCAGCATCAGTTTTACCAACCGCAGGAAACGACTTATCAGATGTATTTGGAGAAAGTGCATTTGGTGGTAAAAAAGTATATTCATTTAAATATTTTGAAAACGCAGCAACTGATTTTGCAGACCATTTATCAAATAGTGGTTCTCAAGTTTCTTTAGTTGCATTATCAGACCAAGATTTTACACAAGATTGTACAAACGCTAGTACTCCTTACATACAATCACAGTTAATCTCTGGTGAAAGATATGACCTTTTCAGATTACATACTTTAGGTGATGGTACTTATTCAAACACAGAATTCAAAGTATCTATCTTTAACGTAAAAGCAGCAGGTACTTCTAACGCATCTGATTATGGTACATTCTCAATTGCACTTAGAGGTTACTCTGATGTAGATAAAAGTCCTACTATATTAGAAACATTTACTAATCTAACAATGGACCCAGCTTCACCAAATTACATTAAGAAAGTAATAGGTGACCAGAACATCACTATTGATGCAGTTGGAAAAATGACAATGAATGGTGATTATGTAAATCGTTCTAAGTTTGTAAGAGTTGAAACAGTAGTAGAAGGAGCATCTCCTATATCTGCAGTACCATTTGGACATGGTGCATATACCAACCCTATTTTAGTAGGAGGTTCTGAATCCGATGTACCAGCAGTAATATTCTCTACTGGTTCTTCTGATAACAATGCATCTACAAGTAGAAAATATTCTGGTATTGATTTAGAATCAACACTTGTAAAAATTGATAACGCATCTTACCTTTCACCAATTCCAGCTTCGGCAACTATCGGTGGAAATACAGTATTTGCATTCGATGCAGATATCAATGTAAAATATAATGGTGCTAGTTCAGTTGGAGTAACTCCAAACCACCAAGATGATGGATATGGAACTTATAACTTCGGTTATACTCTATCTACGGCAGATGATGCATCTACAATCAACAAAAGACAATTTACAGTAGGATTCCAAGGTGGATTCGATGGTATATCTCCAACAATCAAAGCAGCTAAAGCTGATGATTCTCAATGGGGAGCAGGAAATGCACAAGGATTTAACTTATCTACTTCAACAGCAAGTGGTTCGGTTGCATATGTAAAAGCAATCAACGCAGTATCTAATCCAGATGATTTCGATATTAACTTAGTATCTGCACCAGGTGTTGTAAGAAGATTACACTCTTATGTATTTGATAAAGTTGCTGATATGGTAGAAGCTAGAGAAGATGCATTCTTTATTGGTGATGTAACTGATAAAGATGATACTATCGCTCAAGCAATCCAAGAAGGACAATCAGTTGATTCTAACTACGTTGGTACTTACTACCCATGGGTTAAAACAATTGATAGTAGAACTAACAAATTAACTTCAGTTCCTCCATCAGTATTGATGCCAGGTATCTACGCTGAAAACGATGCAGTTGCAGCTGAATGGTTCGCACCAGCAGGTTTAAACAGAGGTGGTATCACCGGAGCAGTTTCTGTACTAAACAGATTAACACACGCTGAGAGAGATACACTATATGAAGGAAAGATTAATCCAATCGCACAATTCCCAGGTGAGGGTATTGTTGCATTCGGACAGAAAACTCTACAAGATAGAGCATCTGCACTTGATAGAATCAACGTAAGAAGATTATTAATCAAAGTTAAGAAATACATCGCATCTACATCAAGATACCTTGTATTCGAACAAAATACATCTCAAACAAGAGGAAAATTCTTGAATACTGTTAATCCTTATTTAGAAGGAATCCAACAAAGACAAGGACTTTACGCTTTTAGAGTGGTAATGGATGAATCTAACAACACACCAGATGTAATCGATAGAAACATCTTGGCAGGGGCAATTTACTTACAACCTACTAAGACAGCTGAATTCATTGTAATTGATTTCAACATTCTACCGACTGGGGCTAGTTTTACGGCATAATTAAAAATTAAAAAGAACTATATTTATAGTAGTATATAATAGGAGAAATAAAAAATGGCAGAAGTATTAGAATTTAACGATATGTTCTACACGAACTTCGAACCGAAGATGAAGAACAGATACATCATGGAAATTGATGGTATCGCTTCTTATCTTATAAAAACGGCGAATAGACCATCTATTCAATTCGAAGTAGTAACACTAGACCACATCAACGTAAAGAGAAAACTCAAAGGTAAAGGTGAATGGCAAGATATTGAAATCACTTTATTTGACCCAATCGTTCCAAGTGGAGCACAACAAGTAATGGAGTGGGTGAGAACTTCACACGAATCTATTACAGGTAGAGATGGATATGCAGATTTCTATAAGAAAGATATTGATATCTATATGTTAGGACCTGTTGGTGATAAAATTGAAAATTGGAAACTTAAAGGTGCATTTATTAACAATGCAGTATTTAATGATTTAGACTGGGCTTCAAATGACCCATCAGAAATCAGTTTAACACTTTCTTACGATTACGCAATCTTAGAATACTAATACTATAATATACTTTTGATACTTCATAAAAGGTTCTCTTAGTGAGAACCTTTTTTTATGCCTTTTTTCCAACTTTTTAAAAGTTATATATTTATATACGAACATTAAAATAAAAGTTTATGGCAAATTATGATTTTCCAACTGAAGTGATAGAATTACCATCTCAAGGTAAGACTTACATGGAAGGACACCCGTTATCAAAGGGTACGGTGGAGATTAAGTATATGACTGCGAAAGAAGAGGATATACTTGCTTCCCA